GTAGCGCAACAGAGCTAGTATCAAAAAAAGCATCTGATTGGCACAAAGCAACCGACACACAAAAGCTATCAGCAAGCGCAGATATAATTTATACAGTATGGAAAGATGGTAAATTAAAGCCAAAAATCAGCAATAAAATTAAAAGCGTTGACGACATAAAGCCATTTGCTAATGGCCTAGCAAAAGAATTAGATAAAGCCTTTGATGGCAGCCCGTCAGAAACAGGCGTTAACCCAGCCATTAAAGAAGGGGCTGTTACACTACTAACCCTTAATGGATGGATATAAATATACACCAAACAAACAGCCCGCACTTAGTGGGCTTTCTTGTGCCTGTAATTTAGTACCTGTATAAATCCCCAGCTTGTTAAAGCCTGAATGAAAACTTAATCTGTGTATAAATATAAAATAAAAGGAATTATTGTGGATTACACATATTTTCAAAATGACAGCAGTAAATTTACTGCAAAAAAGTTACCAGCAACCAAAAAAACAAGCGTAAGAATTAAAGACGATACTGACATAACAGGTCTTAAATACGCACTTCAAGATGAAACGCCAAAGAATGTAAGCCATTTTAAAGCGTTATATGAAGAAGAGTTCAGTAGTCACTACGACTACGAGCCAGAAGTTGACACCTTCAAAGATATGGTGATGGCAAATAAAAATAAAATATTAGGTGAAGAACTATGGATTAAAACTTATTGGAATGAGTTAAATATATTTGTAAATGATACAGAAGAGCTAGAGCTACAAGAAGAACCTCAAAATGTAAGCGAAGATTTTGCAAAACAATTATTAACAGCCAAGGTAGCCGAACAAATAAAAGAGCTAGAATATAATGATTGGCAAGGCTATTTATCTAAAATGAAACTGCCAGATATAAAAGTAATAGCCAAACAAGCAGGGTTAAAGGTATCAAAAAACAAAGGTGAGTTAATTCACGAACTAATAATTTTTGAAGAGCAAAACAGTGGTACTTTAAAAAAGCCTACGCTAATTAAAGCATTGCCATCAATGGTACAAAAAATACAAAAAATACAACAGGCATATATAAACGAAATAGAAAAAGGACTAAGTGAGTTTGAATACCCAGAAAAATACAAAGCCGCAGTTTGGGTATTCGTTACAGACTTTCATGAAGGCGACATAAAAGAATTAGCAGAAGAAAAGCTTAATGAATACAGCCAAATTATAGAAGATGATGATCAAGAGTTATCAGCGAATGATGAAAGTGATTTAGCAATTAAAGTAAGCATTTCAGGTGAAAAAGTTCACACAAAAGAAAGCCCCGAAGAATCATGGATTGAGGCAATAACAAAGCACACGTTAAAACCGTCCATAAAAATTAATTTTCAATATATAAATAGCAAAAAAGAAGCATCAAATAGAGAATTAAGGCTTGATGCCATCATGTTTGATAATGGCTTAACCTACTTTTATGGCTTTTGCTATAAAGCCAATGCAATACGCACATTTAGAATCGACCGAATTGAAAATGACATAGCAATTATTGAAACGGGTGAATTAATCAGTGTACAGCAGCTCGTTAATAAACAAATTGAAGGGCTGAAGAAACACAACAACCTAGTAAGCCACTCGCTAACTCAATCGACCATTAAAAAAGCAGCACCAGCAACCGTTAAAAAAGGAAGCTTACTTAATAGCACAAAACAAAAACCAATAAACAACCAAATAACAGAAAAGCCAAGCAAAAGCAGTATCATTGTTGGGTGGTTCTTAGGTTTAGCGGCAATTGGAGGTGCAGGCTCAAACTTTGAAAACAAAGAGTTTTTTGCTGGGATGATGTGCTTTTTCGCAATATTTGTAGTGATCCCGCCAATATTAAATAAATTAAACGCTAAAAATAAAAAAATGGCAGAAGAAAAAGGCGCAATTAGCTCAAACTTAACCCAAAAATCAGCAAATATATTTGGTTTAATCCTCATACTGATTGCAGCTTTTATTGGCAGCTAAACAAACAGCCCGCACTTGGCGGGCTTTTTAGTGACTGCAATTTAGCAAGCTAAAACGACTTACCAGCAAATATTATTTTACCAACCAACGTACAATTGCCGTTTATCGGTATTAGTTGCTCAGGCCAGTTAGGGTTAGCGGCTTTTAAAAATTTATGGCCGCTTTCAATTATTAGCTGCTTGAAGGTGGCTTCGTTGTTGTCATCTAAACGCGCTACTACGTAGGAACCGTGTATGCACTCGGCTTCAGGGTCTACAAATATTAAATCACCTTCATGGAATTTTGGTTCCATGCTCACGCCTTGCACTTTCAATACAAACGTTAGATCACTGCAATTAACAGGGCACATAAAGCGTTCGGCATCATAGGCTTTTATTTCGCTAATTTCAGACCATGCACCTGCTTGCACCCAGCTTATAAGTGGAGCAGTGGCCTTAATTGCTGGTCCTGGCGAAACGTTACTATTTATGTTTTCAATTACACCAAATTGCAAAAATTCAGGAGTGCACTGTAACGCCTTTGCTAGTTCATTTATTTTTTTAGTAGTTTTAGTTGTTCCATCTTCAATCCTTTGGAGTGATTGCTGAGCTATACCAATCATTTCTGAAAGCTTAACTTGAGTTAAATCAAGTTCTTTTCTTCTTTCTTTTACTCTTTTCCCAATGCTCATAAGTAGTCCCTTCTTATCAAAAACAGTTAATTAAGTTAAATAAATACAGTCAAATTACAGCTTATAGCTATTTTACAGCTAAAACAGGTATTGACAACCACGTCGCAACTGTATTTAATACAGCTACAAACTGTAATTTAGGCGTTGAATTATGAATAACATCGCTAAAGCTGTAAAAATCTATGGTGGGCAGACCAAATTAGGCAACGCCTTAGGTGTAAAACAAGCTTCTGTGTGGGATTGGATGAATAAGTACGGCCAAGCCCCAGCGAAATACATTACCCGTATTTCAGAACTAACAAACGGCCAAGTAACAGTAGATGAGTTACTAGCCGACCACGTTAAAACCGACAAGGAGAGTGCAGCATGAGCAATGAACAGCAAATAATTATGCTCGATATTCACCCAGACGCAAAAGCAATGTTGTTTGCACTACTGCAAGAAAACAACCAATTGCGCGCTGAGCTTGAAGAGCAAAAAGACCGCTTAGTAAACAGCGCAGAAGCCATGGAAGTTTTAGGCTGTGCCCACGCCAAGTTTTGGAAACTCAATAAAATGGCTGGGTTTCCAAAGCCGGTGCAATTTGGCAAAAGCAACTACTACCGCATAAACGAGCTAATAGCATTTAGAACCAAGTACCAACAAAACGTGAATAACTAGGAGCAAGGTAATGGGCACATATCAAACATTCAGTCGCGAAAAGTTAAGCAGTTTTAAAACATTAGCTGAGCAGTGCCGCTATTTATTAAGCTGCAAAATTACTACCCGCAAAGCCATATTTGGTTTTGACCCAGTATTTCAAGCGCGTGTTGGTGATTTTGACTTGCCGGTTTATTGCAATGGCGACGAGTACCAAACAATACAAAAAGCCGTTTACTGGTTAAAAACACAAGCAACTAATTACCTAAATGCAGCAACCCGTAGCCAGCAAGGAGTTAATTAATCATGGCAAACACAGCTATTAACTACCCAAACCCAGCACCATTAAAAGCAGTAACTGGCCGCCACGTACCAAAAGGCTTGGCCGAAATAAAAGCATTAATGGGCAGTGAGCGCCACACGCCAGAATACGTGTATACCAAAGTGCTAAGCGAGCAAGAGCGCACACTAGTATGTTTTGCCGCAGGCCTAAAGCGACACCATTTAGAAAGCGGCTTTGCTAATTTTGATGCAGATACCCGCTTAAAAATTCACAAGGCTATTTTGCAAATGGAGCAATTAGTAAAAGCGTTTACCGATGCTAACGCCATGGCCCCCGCTAAGTTTGTGCAACATGCACCGCGCGTTGAAGCCAATACCAACTATTCACATTTAACCATTACTAAGGGTTGATCATGACTCCTGACCAACTAATAAACCAAGACAGTGGCAATGTTGAGTTTTATACACCCGCTAAAGTTTTGAAGTATGTGCACCAAATGTTTCCGGTTATTGATTTAGACCCTGCAAGTTGTTCAGTAGCTAACGAGTCGGTAAAAGCGACGTGTTACTTAACCAAAGAAGACGATGCATTAACACGAAATTGGATAGCAAACAGGGTTTGGTTAAATCACCCATTCAACAAAGGCGAAATAGCATGCAAACCAAAGTGCGTTAAAAAAATATGTAACGACTCTAGTTACAGCAAGTATCGCGGCCACTGCATTACCGAAGATATAGCAAGCAATGGCGATTGGATTGATTACTACTTAGACCAATATGCGCAAGGTAATTTTAAAGAAGCAATGAACATCACCTTTGTTAATAGCTCAGAGGCATGGTGCCAAAAGTTATTAAAAGCTGGCTTAAGCTGTTTTATTGATGGCCGTACACATTTTAATGATGCACAAGGTAATGTAAAAAAGGGCGCACCAAAAGGCTGTTTTATTACTTACCTTGGCGATAGAACCGACGAGTTCCGAAAGATATTTTCAGCGCTTGGAGTCGTGAAGTAATGAAACTACACCCAAAAGCAAAAGCCGCACTTAGGTATTTACTTGATTGTGAGAAAACGTGGAACTATGGAAAGCTGTTTTCTGTTGATCACGAGATAGCAACCGAAGAGCTTGAAAAATATGCGCCTGAAATGTCAGCGCGGTTTGATTGCATTAACGCACAATCAATAGATGAGGCAGAGCGTGAAGACACTTGGTTTCGTTACTCATACCAAGAATACATTATTCAAGATCACCACAACGTAAAGCATGTAGATGTTTTTCATCAAATACATTTACCCAACGTATTAAACGACATCCCATTTTAAACTCCCAAGGACACTAAAAGATGAACGCTATCAAAGACCAAGCTGTATCTAAAAATAAGCAATTACTACTTAATATTGTTTTACACGCTATTGAGCAAGTTAACTTTGCAATTCGCAATTTAAACAAGCGCAGCACTATTGGCATGCTAATGCAGTGCGAAGACACGTTAACCGACTTGCTACCTATCGTAAAAATGATTGCTGACAACGACGTTAATTTTGAAAGCGTTTACAGCCAAATGAGCATTGCATTAAATGCCGTACAAGTTGGCGGTGAGACAATGGAAATAGAGCTGTAACGCTGTGGCTAACCCGCAACCAATTGACCTAAAAGCCCTTAGACTATCTAGTGTAGCCGAGGGCTTAATTACGTCTATTAGCGATATTGATAATCGTAACTTTTTAGCGCGCGGCCTGCAGGCTGTGCCCGTTCCGCTGCAAAGCAGAATGGCCCGCAAATATATTGACCGTTACAACCAAAAAAAAGCGGGTAGCGAATACCGCGCTAATACATGGTTGCGCCGCGTTATTGGTCGTTTAAAGCCACGCTTTGGCGTGTTGTTTAGTATTACTCAAAATATGCCATTGCCATGGCATATTTTAAGCAGTATTGAAAAAACCAAAAAGCATGCAAATACGCTGGCTATTGAATGCCTGCAAATTGCGCTTGATGTAAGCGAAGAACACCAGCACCTACCCTATGAAAAAATAGTATCGTTAACCTACGATGCAATAGCTGATCACGCTAAAGCCGTGGGTGCTAACGTGCCCTTTTACGCTATGCGCGAAGAAAGCTTACCAACCGAATGCTACGAAATTGCACTGCTTAAAATGCAGTGCGATAAGTGGTGGGCACGCCAATTAAAAACCCTACGCCGCCAGTTTTTAGAATTGCTAGAAATTGCAACCGGCCAAGTAGGCAAAGACCTATACCACGATAAAAAAAGCAAAAAGTTTAAACGTAAAGGCATTAGCCCGTATTCGTCAAAACAAGCGCAGCGTGAGTTTAACTTTGCCCAAGCCAGCGGCCGCCAGTTTTTAGAAATGATGGAATTGCAAAGCAGCGATGGCGACGTAATAAGTTTAATTGAAGCGGTTAAAAGCGGCATGGCAAACCCAGCCAACCGCCGTAACGAATTAATGCTACGCATACGCGAAACCGAAGAGCTAGCCGACGAAATGGGTTATGTAGGTGTGTTTTACACTATTACGTGCCCGTCGCGTTTTCATGCTAATTCAAGTAAATGGAATGGCGAAACCCCGAAAGACGCGCAAAATTATTTAACCCAAACATGGGCGCGTGCTCGCTCTAAATTAAACCGCCGTGGCCTTAAGTATTTTGGCGTACGTGTGGTAGAACCACATGCCGACGGCTGCCCGCATTGGCACATGATGTTATTTATGCCAAAAAACAAACTGCAAGAAGTAAACGCTATTTTGCGTTGGTACTTTATTCAAGAAGACAAAACAGAGCTTTACGATTACTACGGCCCAGTAGCAACTCGCGCCAAAGTAGTTACCGAATGGGTAGATATAAACACCCATGGCGTACACGTTAAAACTGTTGAAAAGTGCGTTAGCTATCGCGCAGGCACTAAAAAAAGCGAGCTGTTTAAAACCTACAAACAAAAGCGCCGCGAGTGGGGCCTTAAAAAAAGCCAAGGTAAAAAAGCCAAAGCACCTAGTAAGTTTTATCGCACATTTAGCCCACGCTTTGACGCCATAACAATGGATAAAAGCAAAGGCAGTGCGGCCAGCTACATTGCTAAATACATCAGTAAAAATATAGATGGTTACATGCTAGGCGATCATGAAGATGCTGAAACAGGCGAAAACCTGCAAGAGCAAGCTAACCCCGTTTTAGCCTGGGCTAGTACGTGGAATATTCGCCAGTTCCAATTTCAGGGTTCACCAAGCGTTACCGTGTACCGCGAGCTAAGACGTATGCGCACTGCAATAAGTGACGACGTAATAGAGCCTATTCGCCACGCTGCCGACACTGCTAATTGGAAAGACTACGTAAAATTACAGGGCGGTATGTGTATTGGCCGCGCTGCTAACTTTAAATCAATGTATGAGTTAACCCCGCAAGGTAACGACTACGCCGAAGTAGTGCGCCGCATTAAGGGCGTGCTTACTAATACCGACTACAAAGCCGTACTTAAGCGCACGCTTGAAAAAGTGCATAACGTAATTGCCGACACCAGCTTAAAAACGCGCCTTATCGAATGGACAAGACAACTCAAGGGCACAGCCGAAAAACTCAGTGCCAAGGGCAACACCAACGTCGGCGCAGCCGACCTATCTTGGACTAGTGGTAATAACTGTACGCCTATCGCCGCAGGCTCTAGAGCTGAGTTGTTACTTGATGCCGTGGGTTTATCAAAAACCGACCTTGATGATCTGGTAAGTGATCTAAATAGCGGAAAGAGGATCAGTAGAAACGGGCTAATTTATCAAATTCGCGATGGCCAGTTACATACATTAGACGAAAGCGCCCAGCTTAAGCAAAACAAGCAACTCGATATTGAATACCGAGCGCAAACACTCGCGCAAAAATCAGCTAGCTGGCACATAACAGACGGCCACTGGCAACAAGCACGCGAATTTGTAGAGCTTGCTTATAAATACGCACAGCTCGATGGGCGTAAATCACTTAATACCACCACAAACGAACGCGGCCTAGTCACTATTGGCGATTGGGACCTAGTTAATTTAGTTAAACAAGGCAGTGCATCAGCAATCAGCAGTAATGATTGGTGGGCACTAGACTTAATGGCGTAGGAGAAAATATGACTATTCAAATTACAAAAGTATTAATGCCAAAGGCATGTATTAGTTGCCAGGCATTTTGCCCAAAAGGTTTTGCAGATGATCAGCATAGCCCGTTTGTTACAAAATTCGATAAGCCCGCGCCTAAAACCCAATACGGCCAGTGTGGTAAAACCAATAACAGCGTTTTTGCTACCGAAATTTGCACCGGTTATCAGCAAGAGCCTAACGCCAACGTATTTACAGTAACTAACAGACCACAACCAAAACAGCAGGTGACATTATGAATACTCACTCAGCAGCAGAAAAAATGCTTTCAACAGGGTTATTTTATACGGCAAGAATGCTAGGCCATGCCTTTGGCGAGTCGCTAAAAGATGGTAACCGCAGTATTGAAAATATTAAAAAGAACTCACGCTACGAAATTATTGAAGAAAACGCCCCAGTGAGCAAAATTAAAGTCGTCGCTATTGATGGCCGCAGAGTCACTATTGACCAGTTACAAAATGCCGCACTGCTATTTAAGCGCCCAAGCTTATTGGTTGGAGGGCAAGAACATGGCAACAGGTAAAGTAACGGCGGGTGACGTTTTCAATAATTGGACAGTATTAAACGAAGACCGCCGCAACCGAGGGGTGCAGCATTTCATGTGTAAATGCGTATGCGGCACCACTCGCGTAGTACGCAAAGATAATTTAGGTCATGTCCAGGGCTGCGGTTGCGAGCGAAAAGAATATAAATTTCGCACCGGGCAAATAAAAACAACAGCAAAGCCAAGTACTAAAAAAGCGCGAATTGTTTCACCAAAAACAGTAAGTGCATCGGCTAAAATGCCGCACTACGAAAACCAAGAGCCGCGCCCGCAATACCAGCAGCGCAGCAAATCAAAACGCGAGCTGCTAGAAGAACGCTTAATGCAAATGCAGTTGGAAAAAGAATTAAGCGAATTATGGTGATCAATGAAACCAAACGTTAAACGTCGCAACTGGGTATATCACTCAGTTGTTAAGCCTAAAATTAATGTATCGCCTTCAAAAAAGTTAGTTTAACGCACGCCTGTTGCGCAATGCGCAATATGATGTATAATTAAGGTTGGCCAGAAGGTCAATAACATGATTAGAGGGGAAAACAATGCACGTGCATTTTGATGAAGCCTCAATCATAACGCTTAAATCATTACGCGAACCGGTATTGGGTGAAGTAAGTGACGCATTTTATGCATTACAAGCAGCACCAAATATAGAAGCTTTAGTTTCTTTACTGGGTGATGATATTGAGCAGGTAGACGGTAAGCACTTTAACATTGCTATTAAGCTTAACTACCAACATGTTGCTGCATGTTTAATGGTAGAACTTAATAACAATGATGAAGTGATAGTGACACTTAAAAGTTATGATTGATTGAGGAAGCCCCTTCGGGGGCAGATTCAAATTAATTATAGAGTGCTCGTTACTGTTTATCAATAAACATGTTTCATGAAACGAGGAGAATGGGAGTGGATAAATTAAAGATGAACATGAGCGATATAGCTCATATGCTCGAACCACCAAAAGGTTCAGGGCATTATGTTAAAAAATTTATAGAAAAGCAGGGGCTTAGCGCTACCAAAGCAGCCCAACAGCTAGATGTTAGCCCATCAACTGTTACACGCTTTCTAACTGGGGGGGCTCTCACCCCTGTGATGGCTGCAAAGCTACACAAAACTTTTAATATAGATGAGCAACTATTGTTTAATCTTGAAGCGCAAGCCAATGTGCAAAAAACACGTGAGCTATTGGCGGTATAAAGCGTTATAAAATAACAAAGCCCGCATAATGCGGGCTTTTTAATGCGTGCAATAAAGTAAAAACTAAAGCCCAACCAGTTCTAATTGCTGTTCGCGAGGTAGGCTTTTAATAAGTGCGGCGGCTAATTGTTGCGTGCTTTGCACCGGAGGGTTTAAGAAGTGATCAAACGATTGGGTAATACGAAACGTCGCCCCGCACTCACGAGTATTAGTACACGAACAATATAAATTTACTACGTGAGCGCTTTGCGTTTCACGCGATGTAATCGTAGCTTTAGCTTCGCAATTTGGACAAGTAACCCGCGCCATAATATTCACCAATCGTTAAAATGCACTGTAATTATATACAGTGTGAATGTTAATGCCAAATAACTACTTCATGTTTACTGGTTTTTAATTGAGTAATTTGCTATCAATATATTTATAGCAAAGTATAAAATTTGCTGGAGCACATTCCAGTGTAACAACTAAAGGAAATTATAATGATAAGTGTAAGTTATATATTTAAGGATAATAAGGGTGAACTTGATTTAGAAAATTTATCATCCTTCCAGAGTAAGGAAGAAATTCTTGATTCTATACACCATGATGAATTCAAGCACTGTGTTATTGAGGATACATTAAAGCACTTAGCTCCTGATATAGAAACAAATGTTCTACCACGAGGAACTGAGCGTGGTGGTAGCAGATATTGTCCGTCAGAAATATCAGAAAAAGCCCAGAATATTGGTTTTAGCAAGCTGGTTGCTAAAATTGACAAAGAAGTCATTAAAATTGTTGATTGAAATTAGCAAAATCTAACCTACAAAAAGCGCTAGTTATTAACAAGCGCTTACTTTAATTATACCTTTCGAAAAGTACTTTACGTATTAGGCTCTAAATCAAAATTAAGCTGTAATTTACTGCCAATTTCAGGATCCCGCGCTACTTCATCACTCATTAATTTAATAAGCGGTTTAGTCTCGTTTTTAAAATACATGGCATCGTATTTAGTCGGGTCGCCAAGGCCTGCATTGTTAGCCGGAATAATACCCGCCAAGCCAGGCGGAAAGCGGTGGGCGTTTAATATATCTTGCGCCGATACGTTTTTAACGTTCATAAATTCGTCTTTACTTTCAAAATTACCCACAGGGATTATTTGTAAGCCTTTTTCTTTACCGTTGGGTATGTTTACAAACAACGAACGAAAGTTACCCACGCCCTTACTGTCTTGTATTTTTTCTTTTATATCGTCTTCAACTTTGGGGTCTAGGTTCGGGTCGGTCGCATACATAATAAAGCCCATGTGCGCACCGTTTAAAAAGTATTTACGGCGGAACAAAGTAGCGTCTTCATTTAATAAAGTAGCCTGCAAACCACCTAAGTAATCAGCCAAGCCATACACTTGCTGCACTGGGTCGTACTGGCGAACCCAAATAATGTCGCGCTTTTTATATTTTTTAACTTGGCTGTTTCGCTCAAGCACCACCGCGCCGCCATCACCAGCAACACGCGTACGGTAACTAGGCAGCGGAAACAACCTTACAACTTGCCCAAATCCATTACGTATTTTTAAAATTGCCACATCGCCAAATTGCACCAAATTTAAAAAGCCCGCCTGTACTTGCTGCGCACTCATACCGCCAGATATAAAACGCCCAGCAGCCATATTTGCACGGCTGTGTACTATGCCACCGTGCTGCGCATTACGGCGGGGTAAGTTAGCCAATAAATGCCGGTCAACCGGTGGTTCCCAATAATTATCCATATCGTTATAAAATAGCGAGTCGTAATCGGTTAGCCACATGTCGGGCATAACTTGTTCGGGCAAGCCAAACACAACGGGCGCATTTTGCTTACCTTGCTGATCGTGCGGCTGGTCTGTTAGTTGCTCAGCGTTTTGGTTTAATTCTGCATTGTCCATCGTGATTTTCTCTTATGTGCGTGGTTAAGTGGTTCGTTAATAACAGCGTGGCTAATAGCAAAAAATACGTCTGCATGGCCTATGGTGTTATCGCGGCTCGCTTTAAACGTTATGGCGCCGCCCGAGTCGGTACTGGTGCGGCGTATTGAAAGGCAGCTCATAGCAATGTCTTTATGTTGGGCGTCCCACTCCAAACGGCCGCCCTCAATAAGGTCAATCATTTTAAGTACTAAGCGGGTTTTGCTGCTTACGCTGTAATGTATAGCTGTAGCTTCGCGCGGATATAACGTGCTTATAGAGTCAAACACCCCCGCGCCAATGCCTGTTGTATCTACACCAATATAAGTAACGCGGTATTTAGCATATATTTTTTGAATTTCGCTAACGTGGTGCGAAAAGTTCATACCGCGCCAATAGTGCTTTTCGAGTATTCTAAATTTTTCACCGGCTTTTTCAGGTGGCGCAACCACCACTAATGCAGCATTATCGCGGGTGCGCGATGGGTCATACCCCAGCCACACCTCGCGGTTACCAAATGGCTGTACCGCATTGGGTTTGTGATCTTGCCAGCGGGTGGCGTCAACCATGGCTTTTTCAAGATCGCTAAATTTAAATATACTGTCGGCATCATCAACAAATATGCACATAAACAGGTTATTAAAATCATCGGCGTTGTATTCGTCGCGCAGCTCGTCAATGTCGAACAACTCACAGCCACCGCGCAGCGCATCCTCAATAGTAACTACATAGCGCCATTGTTTATCGGGGCACAGCCTGCCGTTATCGCGCAGCTCAACAAAGGTGGGGAACTCAATTTCTTCACGCTCAGCGCGGCCTTGTCGCCAGTGATCGCCAGTCCAAAATGTATACGCAGGGTGGGCTTTAGTAGAAGGGGTCGAAAAATACGTTTTACGCCACTTTTTATGCGTGGCCATGGCGCTGGCTAATTTGTTAAGCTCGTTAAACTTACCTATCCAAAAGTACTCATCTACATAAACATGGCCGTGGTAACTTTGCGCCGTTTTACTATTGGTACTTAAAAACCGCAGCTCTGCATCACCATGTTTAGTGTGTAGGGTAATTGGGTTGCCGGTTAGCTCTATTTCAAAAAACTCATGCGCAATAGCAATTATATAACTGCGAAACACCTCAGCTTGTGAGCGGCTAGCCGATAAAAATATTTGTGGGTCGCCCGTTAAAACCGCATCTTTAAATGCTTCACCGGCAAAATAGTAAGTTGCCCCAATTTGGCGGCTTTTTAAAATATTACGAATACGCTGATGCAAGTTGTCGTGCATCGTTTTTTGGTATTCAAACAGCGAGTCGAACCAAGTACCAAAGTCCTCTTCGGTTAAATGGCTAACATCGTTTTTACGTTTACGGCCTTTGCTTTTTTTACTGTCGCTACCGCTGCTTTTATTATTTTTATTGCTTGGTTGGGTGCCGTGGGGTTGCTCGGCTTGTGCTGCTTTTTCTTGCTGCACGCGTTGCTTTTTAAGCTTAACGTGCTTTTCTATCAGCATGTCGAGCTCTTTTATTTGGTTGCCTGTTTTGTCGCTAACGTCGGTAAGTATTAAAATGCGCCGCGCAATCGCTTCGTCTATGTCTTCCTCGCGCAGCATATCGCGCCAATTGTATTTATCGGCCCAATAGTAAATTACACGGTTGTTTGGTAACGCCAGTTCCGCGCGTATTTCGTCGGGCGTGTGGTGGCGTAAATAAAGCCGCTTAGCGGCTTCGCGAATTTCAGAAGAGTAGGCCATTTAGTATTACAATATGCTCATAAAAATGATAACTGCGTACAGTGTATTCATTTACAACAAGCTTATAACCGCTTAAAAATCCTCACGTTTCCTAAAACCCCCATATAGGAATTTGCAAAAAGCTAACTAGGTGAACACGCCTTTTTTTATGGCTATGCTGCGTTTAAATATTCAGTAACGCACACGGCAAACTAATGGCAAAGCAAACAGGTTGGGTAATTGCAGCAACAGAAGGCGCAACGGTAGACGGTCGCATTATTTCAAAAGAATGGATTAATCAAATGGCCGCATCGTATTCAGTTGACGAATACACAGCACTTATTTGGCCAGAACATTTCCGCTCAAGCTGGGGCCCAACCGAGGGCAAAAACTGGGGCCAAGTTGACGAAGTAAAAGCCGCTAAAAAAGACGGTAAATTACGCCTGTTTGTAAAAATCACCGCTAACGACTACCTACTAGCTGCCAACAAAGACGGCCAAAAGCTGTTTATGTCTATTGAGCCAAACCTCGACTACAAAAGCGAAGGCCGTTGCTACCTACAAGGCCTTGCCGTTACCGACTCGCCAGCCAGTTCAGGCACCAGCCGCTTAAAATTCTCTATTGGTGATAATGAAGTAAATCACGAATATAGCCAACTTGAAGCGCTACAACACAGTGACTTTATTACCACCAATAGCGAACCAGCTAAAGATATTCCAGCCGACAAGCAAACTAAAGCGCTAGGCCTGTTTGCTCAACTATTTAATTTATTTTCTACCGATCAGCAGCAAGCAGATCAAGAGCCAACCACCGAGGAAGAACCCATGAACAAAGAACAGTTTGGTGCCCTAATGGGCAAGGTTGAAGGATTAGATGCCAAGGTGACTAACCTTGAAACTAAATTCAGCAAGCCACCAAAAGCCGAAGAGACTCCGCCAAAAGGTGAAGAAACACCACCAGTCGTAGAGCCAGAAAGTGATAAGCCAGCCTCAGGCGTAACCGCTGAGCAATTTAGCCAGCTAATGGAAAAAATGGAAGGCTTTGGCAAAAAAGTAGACGGCATGCAAACCAAATTTAACGCCCTAAGCCAAGAGCAAAAAGGCCAAGAGCCTGACCCAGTAGGCGGCGAAACCATAAGCCTGGTTTAACCAAAAACTAAACCACGTTTACCTTTATTAATGCATAACAGAGCGAGATAACGCATGCACTTAAATCAAACAGCCGCTGGGTTTTTAAAAACATACTCAACGCAAGTCGCAAAATCATTTGGTGTAGAAGACGCATCACACAAGTTTGCCATTTCCGACCCAATGGAAACTAAACTGCGCGCCGCGCTTTTAGAGTCGGTCGAATTTTTACGCATGATCACCACAATGCAAGTGGACCAAATTAAAGGCCAAGTTGTAAAAGTAGGTAACTACGGCCTTGCAACGGGTCGCAAAGCAGGTGGTCGCTTTACATCAAGCCAAGGTGTTGCTGGCCACGGTTACGAGCTAACCGAAACCGATTCATGTTCAGCAACCACATGGGCGCTTTTATCTACATGGGCCAATGCCGGTAACTTAAATCAGTTTATGAAGCTGATTAACGAAAACGCCACATTACGCTTTGCACTCGACATGCTACGCGTTGGTTTTAATGGTGTATCGGCTGCCGCAACATCAGACCCAGATGCTAACCCAAATGGTGAAGACGTAAACAAAGGCTGGCATCAAATTGTTAAAGAAAAAGCGGCCGCGCAAATTGTAACCGACCCTATCTTTTTCGACCCAGCGGGCGGCGGCGACTACAAAACCCTAGACGCCATTGTAACCGAGCTTAAAAACACGCTTATTCACCCATCACTACGTAACGACCCGCGCTTAGTAGTGCTCGTTGGTAACGACCTAACGGCCGAAGCGCAAACGCACATGATGAACCAAGCTGACAAGCCAAGCGAAAAAGTAGCCGCACAGCAAATGGATAAAAACATTGGTGGCATGCGCGCATATACACCGCCGTTCTTCCCGGGTAAACGCATTGCAGTAACTATTTTAAGCAACCTGCATATTTATACGCAAAAAGGCACAGCGCATCGCAAAGCAAAAGACGAAGAAGACCGCAAGCAATACGAAAACTCATACTGGCGTAACGAAGGCTACGCAGTTGAAGAGTTTGAAGCGTACGCCGCAGTTGACGAAGCAGCAGTAACAATTGGCCCTAACCCAGCGCCATAGTTACCACAAATGCTAGGCCTAACCGCCTAGCATTTAAACCATAGTATTAAAAATAGGATAGAGCCATGAGCGCCATTGCTAATTTTAAAAAACGCAAGCTAGCAGAAAAAGCTAAAAGCAACGCAACAACGGGTAATGCTGAGATCACTATAACGCCAGCAAACACCGCGCTTAAATTACTCGCGAAATTATTAAGTGTTGATGAGTCTGAAGCTATCGCAAAAGCGGAGTGGATGGTTGAGCAGTATGAAATGCCAAGCTTTGATCCTGCCGCGCCAGGCGAAGACAAAACCGCTGTTGCAGACGTGACACTTGATGAAAGCGGCAGCATTAAAAGCATTGATGCTTCAAACGTTGAAGACGCAACCGACGAGCTAAACGCCAGCATTGAACATGTTAGCGATGCCGCCGCAACAATTGCCAATAGCGCCGAGCAAACAACCAGCGCCGCTAGCAATATAGAAAGTGCAGCAGATAAAGCCAGCGACGCCGCCAGCGAACTAGCTTATCAAGCCGACGACATTAACAACGCAAACAGCGACTTAGCCGAAACGGTAAAAGAGCTAAAAAAGCCGTCGGCGGCGCCAAAATCCTCCAATTCAAAGAAAGCAACCGAGCAAAAAAACAGCTCGAAAAAGTAAGTGTTACGGGCTCAGGGCAATATGCCCCAAGCCTGCACTTACAGCTAATTGAATTAGAAGACGACTTAAAACGCTTAAAAAGCTATGTAACCCGCGCCGACAAAATCGCTCACAAACGTGAGGTGTTATTGCCAAAGTGGTTACCCATTGTTGAAGACTATTTAGCAAAAAAAGGAAAGCAAAATGAAGATAACCCGATTTATGCGTACTGCACGATTTGGCTGTTTGATGTTGGCAACTTCGCTCGTGGGCTTGAGTTTGGTTTCAGAGCCATTGAGCTTAACCAGCCCATGGCTAGCAGCATTCGCCGCCAGTGGCCTGGTTTTATTGCCGACACTGTTTTTGACTGGGCAAGCACCCAAGCAGAAAAAGGCAACAGCATTGAGCCGTATTTTGGCCAAGTGTTCAGCAACGTTGCGAACCATTGGAAATTACCTGAGCAAGTTACGGCTAAGTACTACAAGTTTGCGGGCCTTGCGTTACTGCGCAGCAAAAATGGCGACATTAGCCCGTCAACGGTTGGCGACGTGCAAAGGCTACAGCAGGCCGACGGCTACTTAGCTAAAGCAGCAGAGCTACATAAGCACGCACAAGTAAAAACAGTACGAAACAAAATAGCCATGAGATTAAGAGCCATTGCCGAGCTAAACGCCCAGTAATAGCCATTACTCCCAACCCTCCAGTGCATTAGCCGAGTGTTTTAACGGGCGACCGTTAAAAAACCACTAAGACGCTAACTGCACTGAACCCAAATTATTAAGGTATGCGGTATGTCATTTGGATTTGAAGCAACAGCACAAAACAGCATTGAAATAGATGCAACCAGCGGCTGGCCAGCATTAAGTACCGGTGAATTTCGCGATCATCGCCGCATACCTGAGTTTTTTGAAGAAACCGTACTAGCCGACTCGCTCAACCGCAGCGTGCTCGAAGTACAACAACAACTGCTTAAATACATTGCGAAAGAAAACACGGACGTTGCTTTCACCCAAACAAACGGCGTGCCTAACTTTAGCCCCAGCCAACAAAGCGTTTACCGTGGTGCCGTGTATGCACGTTCGCACTCAGATTTAATGGGGTATTTTTCATCGGTAGACCAAAAAGCCGCAGGAAATAACAAAGCCGACGATGTTGAACAACAAAACGCAATACTTGCGCAATCTAACCGTAGCATTCGTTTATTGCTTGGCCTTGGCCGCGCAGGAGTGCAATTGCTATGAGCCAAACAATTACCCAATTGCAGCAACTAACCAGCTTTTTATTGCAAAGCCTAAAAGGCGCAATACACACCAATAATTTAGACGCATGGCAAGAGCGCGGCACACTAATAATAAGCGGCGAAGACAAAGGCCAAGACGGTTACGCAGTAGCAAAGTGGAAACACACAGCGGTTATAGCAATCGAAGATTTTCCGCACCGCAAAGTAAACCCATACAACTTACTAGCAATGGTGAGCGCCTTTTTAATAGATAGCGACTGGCCACGTGACGAATACGGCCTTGATGACCCCGAAATAGACATTGACGTAGTAAGCAAAGACAACGCAACAGTGCTAATCGACGTGCAACTAATTGACGACATCGAGCTGATACCCGCCGACAACGGCCCCGTATTATTTAACGGTGCACGTTATTACGTATCGCTAGCCCCAATTAGCATAGCCGAAGACGTAGACGTAAATATTAAGGGCCAATCATGAGTTTAGTGATCACCCCAAACAATAAACAAGCACTCAGTGCAAAACAGCAATTGCAGCTATTGGCATTGCCTAGCACTAAACGCATTCGCTTACTTAAAACCCTTGGCCGATACGAGCGCAAATTAGCGCGCCAACGCATACGCGCGCAAACCACGGTAAAGGGCACTAAGTTTGCCCCGCGTGCAAATGGCAAAAAAGGCAAAATGCTTAAACGCATGGGTAAAACATTAGAACCCTACGTAAAAGCCACTAATCGCTTAGAGCTAAAACATAAAAACGCCCTAACCGGACGAGTAGCCGCGCTGCAACAAGAAGGCGGCAGCGAAAAAATGACCGCCGCCCGTATGGCCCGTATTCATGGCAAGCCAGATTACAAAGCACCATGCACCCGCAGCCAAGCTAAAGCGTTATCGGCCGAAGGGTACAAAGTACGTAAAACCAAAGGTAAAGGCTACCGACGCGCAACCATAAAAGAAATTATGGCAAGCCTTAATCACGGCAAAGCGACCTTAATTTTAAGCAAATTACGCGGCGAAAAATCACGTAATAGCTGGAGCATACCCGTTAAAGCCCGCCCGTTTTTAGGCGACACACCGCAAAACGTGCAAGCGCAATTAGCACAAATTTTAAATAACCTTAATAAACGAGGATAAACTAATGTCACTAGGTAAAGTGCAAGTTAACAACTTAAATTTGGGGCAGGGTGACATTAGTGCCATCGAACGCCACTTTTTATTTATAGGCCGAGCAGGTGATGCAGCCGAAGAAAGCCAATTGTTTAGCATTGGCGCGCAAACCGACTTAAGCAAAACATTTGCCGATAGCCCACTGCGCGATCAGCTTATTGCAGCGCAAAAAAATGCAGGCCAAAACTGGACGGCAGCGGTTTACCCACTAGCCGAAGCCGAGACCATTATTGACGCAATTGACCGCGCCAACGAAGTACAAAGCTTTGAAATGGTAGTTGTATGTAACGAGCAAAAAACCAGCGCCGAAATTACCGCTATTCATGATCACCTAGAATCGTTAAAAGCCACGTTAGGCCGTTTTGTATCTGCATTAATTGCAGTGCCAGGCATAGATGTTGCCACGCAAACATGGCCCGCTTATGAAGCCGCAACCGTTGCACTGCAAGCCGATATTGCCGCGCACTTAGTAGTACCTGTACCACAATTACACGGCAATAACGTAGGCGTATTAGCAGGGCGATTATGCGACCGCAGCGTAAGTATTGCCGACAGCCCAATGCGCGTAGCCACTGGCAGCGTGCTTGGCCTAGGCGCAGCACCGGTTGACAGCGAAAGCGAACCATTATCGCTAGCAACACTAGAAACCCTAGCCAATGCCCGCATGAGCGTGCCGCAATGGTACAGCGATTTTGAAGGCACCTACTGGAGCGACGCCCAAACGCTAGACGCAGAAGGCGGCGACTACCAATACCTAGAGCACCTACGCCCAGTGCATAAAGCCAGCCGCGAAGTGCGCGTATTAGCCATTCGCCGTGTAGCAAACCGCGCCCTTAACTCAACGCCAAACAGCATTGAGCTAAACAAAGCGTATTTTATGAAACCGCTACGCGCCATGAGCAAAAGCACCACTATTTTAGGTATCCAGTTCCCCGGTGAAATACAGCCGCCAATTGAAGGCGATATTTCAATTGTATGGACCACCAATAAAACCGTGGTTATTTACATGGTACTGCGCCCATACAACAGCCCTAAAGAAATCACCGTCAACATCATGCTTGATTTAAGCAGCAACTAGGAGCACTCAACATGCGTTTATCTGGAATGAATTTTAACGTGAACTTGGGCGACATTATGCTGCAAGTTGACACCGCATCATTAGCTATTACCGACAACAGCTCAGTAAGCCAAACGGGCGGCGTGCCCGATGGTTTTGTAGATGGCGACGTATCGGCCAGCGGCGAACTATCGCTTAACGCCAGCAACTTTAACTTAATTTCAGAAGCGGCAAAAAGCGCCGGTTCGTGGCGCGGCATGCAAACGTTCGACATTTTGTTTTATGCCAAAACCAGCAAAGACGAAATGAAAGTAGAAGCCTTTGGTTGCCGCATTAAGTTAAGCGACATTTTAGACATAGACAAAAAAGGCGGCAGCGCCAGCTTGTTTAAAATACCGTTTGATGTAACAAGCCCCGACTTTGTAAATATCAACGGTGTGCCGTACCTGCGCAGCGAAGAAATTGAAAACATAGTGCAATAAAAAGGCAGTTAGTAAATGGATGATCTAGACCACCTAGTAATTGCACAGGAACGCGCTGAAAAACGTTTTGTTGATCAGCGTCTAAATGGACTTAAAAACAGCCGTGTTATTAGTGCAACGGAATGCATTGATTGCGGCGACCCAATACCCAAAGCGCGGCAAAAAGCCATAAAAGGTGTGCAGCGCTGTGTGCCGTGCCAATCGTTAAGCGAGTAGCAAAATGAATGCATTAAAAATTAGGTTAATAGGCGAGCTAATTAACCGCGAGGGTGGTTACAACAATGACCCAACCGATCGTGGTGGCGAAACCATGTACGGCATTACCAAAGCGGTAGCCCGTAGATTTGGTTACACCGGCGCAATGGTTGACTTGCCGTACCACACTGCATTTTTAATTTACGAACAGCGCTACTGGGCACCACTAAAGCTAAGCGGTGTAAGCCAATTAAGCGAAGCGTTAACAGAGCAGCTATTTGATTTTGCGGTTAACTCAGGCGAGCTAAACGCAGGTAAAGCACTGCAAAAGGCACTTAACGTACTCAACAAATGCCAAACGCTTTACCCCGATTTAGTGGTTGACGGTATAACCGGAAGCCGAACCATTAAAGCGCTAAATAGCTATGCTGCAGCGCGAAAAAATGACGGTTTAAATGTATTGGTTGGCGCAGTTCGTGGGCAACGCATTAACTTTTGTATTGATATAGCTGCCAATGACGAAAGCCAAGAAAAATACACCTACGGGTGGTTACACCGCGTAGTTAATTTATAAAGGGGCACTGATCATGGGCTGGTTTTCAAAAGTATTTAATGGCAACCCAATAGAAGCAATTGGCAAAGCGGGCGATGCGTTATTCACATCAGACGAAGAACGCCAGCAGCTAAGCAACGATTTAGCAGAGATTCAGCAAAAACCGCTGCTAATGCAAGCGCTAGCAAATACCCATGCAGCACAACACCGCTCAACTTTTGTAGCGGGTGCACGCCCTTTTTTACTGTGGGTGTGCGGTTTTGGCTTTTTGTTTACCTTTTTAATTAACCCTATTTTGCAATGGATTATGCCAGAAGCCGGAACGCCAGAACTACCAATCGACGTAATGATGGAATTAACGCTGGCATTACTTGGCCTAGCGAGTTTAAGAACAATAGAAAAAATTAAAGGAGTAGCCAAGTGAAAGAAGTAGCCGACTGGATAATGGTAGCCATTGCCTTTATTAGCCTAGTGCTAACCGTATTAGTGCCGCTGTTAGTGAGCCTATTTAACGCTCATAAAGCAACTGCCAAAGAGCTAAGCGACCACAAAACCCATGTGGCCGAAACGTACGCCACCAAAACCGATTTTGAAAAATTAACTGATCGTATGGAAAGCCGCATTAAAGACGGATTTGAAACACTCGAAAAACTATTAACCAAATCTAAGGAATAACCATGAAAAAGCACGTTGTACTAACACTTGGCGCAAACGACATCAACTTTGAAGTAACCACCGAAACTTATAACGGTTACCTAAACGACATTATGCCAAACAACAAAGTGGCTCCAGCGCATAACTTTGTAATGCGATCAGTGGTAGACGAAGACAAAGAAAAGCTACGTAAAGTACTCGACGATTCGCCAGCTGCAGCAATGCAAATTTGTGGCTTGCTACAGCAGGAGTTTGCCCCAGCAATTGAAATTAGCGTAAAAAAATAAATGCGCTGGTTGAAGCCATAGACAACAACCAGCTTGAGCAATTGCTAACGTATCGGCGGAAAATACTCCCGCACGAAGACGACAGCGAACTAAACATTGCTCGTGCTGCATGGCTTTTAAAACGCCAGCGTGAAGACCTAGAAACACTCGTTGCCAATGCAGTGTGCAAAGCCTTTGGAGGCAAGTAAATGAGTTTACCGCAACAGCTAATGTTTACCGTTGGTATGATTGACCAAATTACTAAGCCTATTGCAAAAATAAGCAGTAGCCTTAATGGGTTAACCAACGACTACCAAGCTGGCACCATGAAAATGGCGTCGGGCGTTGCGGGTATTGCGGCCAGTGGTTATGCACTACAAAACGCACTCATGCCAGCCATAGAAATGGACCGCGCACTAGGCGAAGTAAGCTCGCTTGGTGTGCGCGAGTCTGCATTAAAACAACTTACCGACACCTCGTACCAATTTGCCCTTAAGTACGGAAAATCGTCTACCGAATTTGTTAAATCGAGTTACGACATACAAAGTGCCATAGCCGGGCTTAACGATGCCGACTTATCGGCATTTACGCTATCGAGCAACGTATTAGCTGCGGCCACTAAGTCAGACGCAGGCACTATTACCAATTACATGGGCACCATGTACGGTATTTTTAAAAACCAAGCCAACGAAATGGGCAAAGGCGAATGGGTAGAACAACTAACCGGCATGACCGCAACCGCAGTTGAAAAGTTTAAAACCAAAGGTACTGAAATGTCGGGCGCATTTACCGCCATTGGTGCACAAGCAACCAGTGCCGGTATAAGTATGAACGAACAAATGGCCATACTGGGCACATTGCAAGCCACCATGTCGGGCAGTGAAGCCGGTACAAAATACAAATCGTTTTTAGCTGGAGTAGGCAAAGCGCAAGACGCACTCAACCTAACCTTTACCGACAGCCAAGGCGCAATGCTGCCAATGATCGACATACTAAACCAAATAAAAGGCAAGTACGGCGAAACCATAGACGTAGCAGAAGGCGACGCACTTAAAAAAGCATTTGGCTCAGCCGAAGCCGTAGCCACCATAAACTTATTAATGAACGACATTGATGGCCTAGGTAAATCAATAAACGACCTAGGTGATGTAAACGGCATGCAACAAGCCGAAAAAATGGCAATGAGCATGACCGACCAAAGCGAGCGACTAAGCCAAAGCTGGTATGTAATTCGCGCTGCATGGGGCAGTGCAATACTACCCGTATTTAACGATTTTGTAGGCATGATTGCCGACATGGGCACCAGCGTTGTTTGGTTTACCGAAGCATTCCCTAATTTAACAAAATGGATAGGTTACGCCGCTGTTGGTGTACTGGGCCTTGTAGCTGCAGGCGGATTATTTACGCTAATGATGGGCGCAGGAAAAATGGCCATAGTTGCATGGACAGTAGGCGCAATGGTATGGGGCGGTATAACTACCGCACTAACCACAGGGCTAACATTTTTAAAAGGCGCAATGCTGGCGCTTAACATTGTTATGTACGCCAATCCAATTTTATTAATTGTTGCAGGAATAGTTGCCGCAATAGCCGCCGTGGGTGCACTGATTTATTACTGGGACGACCTAAAAGCCACTATGGGCGAATGGGGGTGGATAAAAGCCATTGTAGGCGTGTTTACCTCTGTTTGGTCAACCGTTAAAAATTTATTTACTGGTTACCTAAATTGGTGGATAGACAAAATAAACATGCTGCCCGGCGTAGACATAGAACTAATAAGCTCAGGTTCTAATGCCAGCACATCAAGCATCGACGCAATAGAGCCAATTAGAAGTAAAGCCGAAAAAGGCGGTATTACTCAGCAAATAAGTAACGCAAACCAACAAAAATCAACCAGCGTTGGCACGGTTAACGTGTACCCAGCCAAAGGCGAAACTAACTTTATGAACTTTGTGGAAATGCAGTCATGAGTATTTATAGCGACCTACATATTAAAAACGGCGATGTGGTGTTAGATGCCGGTAACAACCCCACGTATTTAACCGATCGCGACGTAATAGCCCAAGACATAGTGCACGCAATTTTAGACACCGGCCTTGCAAACTTATTAGTAAGCGACCGAGGAACAGGCGTAACCCAAGACACCCAAACGCAAATAAAGCTACTGGTTGAAGACGACTTACGCATTATGCCTGGCACAGTGCAAGTTGAGCAAAACCAAGTTAACAAAGGCCAGTGGTGGGTAACAGCTAAAACCATAGAGTTTGGCGCTATTTCATCATTGATCATCGAGGCACAATAATGGCTGACCTAACCCCAATAATCGACTTTAAACGCATTGTAGAAAACGCAGGCATTCCCACTACTGAGGAAGGCTGGAAAACGCTATTTAAACAAGACGTAGACGCAAGCGGCAGTATTATTGCTAACGAGTCGCCACGCTCACCATTTTGGCGACTAATTAGCGCCATTGTGGCAAAACCTGCAACATGGTTAGTAAACAAAGTATTAATTGAAAAAATACTGCCTAACCTGTTTTTACAAACAGCCACCGACAGCGACTTTATTGAAGCAAAAGCATGGGAGCACGACCTAACCCGCAAAAGCGAAGAGCGCGCACAAGGTAAAGTGCGCTTTAACCGCGCAGCAAGCACAGGCCCCAGCTTATTAATTAGCGCCGGCACCGTAATACAAACCGATGCCATAAACGGCAAGGTTTACCGTGTGCTAACCATTAACGACGTAATATTGCCTGAAAACCAAACCAGCGTATTAGTGCCAGTAATTGCCGAAAACGCAGGCGCAGCCTACAACCTAGGCGCAGGCTATTACCATATTTTACCCGAAGCGGTTACAGGCATTAGCAGCGCTATAAACGACGAACACTGGCTTGATGCACTCGGTGCCGATGCAGAAACAAACCAAGATTTAAAACTACGTACCCGCAACGCATTTACCGCCGCAGCGCCGTGGCACATTGACGCCGTTTACCGCGCTATTTTAACGCAGCGATCAGGCCTTGATACCGACAACATATTTTTTGAGCACGACGCCCCGCGTGGCCCGGGCACAGCAAACGCCTATATTTTGTTAGACACCGGTACACCCAGCCAAAGCTTAATAGACGACTTAAACGACTATGTTATGGCAAAAGGCTTTCATGGCCATGGCGACGATTTACAAGTAATAGCCATGCCAGGCGTAAATGTAAGCGTAGGCGTAACCATTTACCCGCACGCCTACTTGCTCGAAACCCAAGTAACGGCATTGCTCGCCAATATTGAAAACTTTATACGCAGCGCGTTTAGAGAAAACACCGACTACACAGTAACTAAAACGCAGCCCGCTAGCCGCTTTAGCTTTAGCCGACTAAGCCAAGAGCTGCACAAAGAGTTTGACGGCATCGACTCATTAAACTGGCACCAAACCGATATAACCAGCCAAAACAACGTGCCACGCTTAACCGCGCTAACCATAGAAAACGGTAATGCGTTATGAACATAAACTGGCAAGCGCTTACCAAAATGCCGTATTGGCTAGCCCGCCCCAAAAGCGAGCTAGACAAACTACGCCAAGCCGCCGTTATTTATTGGCAACGCGTAGCCGACATACTGGCATGGCCTGCAAAGCAGCTCGACCCAATGACCGCCGAACTAGAGCTAGTAAACCTACTCGCATGGGAGCGCGACATTAGCCAAATACCCAACGAAACCGAGCTAATGTACCGCACCCGTGTTAAATACGCCCTGCAATTTGCCAAAGGAGCAGGCAGTAAAGAAGGGTGGTATTTCATGTTTGAAAAACTCGGTACGCCGTGGATCACTATTGACGAACGAGTAAGCGAAACCGATTGGGATGTAGTGAGTTTGCAGCTTTTAGACTCAGATTTAGCCGAGCGAAATAACTTAATAGATAACATTTGCAGGCAGTACGGCCGAACAACACGGCGCTACCAATACGACACAATTGCCAGTATGCCACTTATTGCACCGCCAAACGACTTTGCATTAGACAGCCTAACCGGCTTTGCAAAGCTCAATGACGACATGAGTCCAAAGCTTGGGTTGGCGTTAATGGATAACGAATCACATTTTATTATTGCAACAAATAAACAGCTTATTGGCTAAAACAAAAGAGGAATTAACATGGCTTCAGTAATTACAATTGCAGGTGAAAAGCTCTTTGCTGCAAAAGCGCAAGCTAATGAGCAACTAGACATAGACACGTTTATTTTTGCAAACGTACCCGCTCAAGATCCAACAGCACCAATTAACCGCGATGAGCTTTTACCAAACGATCATATAGTGCATCAACAAATAGTGCAGCAAGTAGGCCGCATTAACGAAAACGTAGTGGTTTACTCAACCGTGCTAGACAGCGTAACAGGCCCGTTCGAATTCAACTGGGTTGGGCTATATTCATCAGTAAACCAAACATTAGTAGCTATTAACCACATACCAAGCACCGCCAAAACAATTACCGAACCAGGCGCGGCGGGTAACACCCTAAACCGTAACTTTGGTATTGAATATTCAGGTATTGCCGACCTAACCGGGATTAATGTCGCGCCAGAAACATGGCAACTAGACTTTACCGCGCGCTTATCAGGTATGGATAAATTAACCCAACAGTTAGCTACAGATATGAACGGTAAGGACTGGTTTATTGAAGATGGCTTTAAAGTTGTTCCACGAGCTACAGCAAATTCATTTAAAATTTTACCAGGTGTAGGTTATGTAAGTGGCTTACGTGTTGAGCTTGAGAATGAACATGTTTTTACAGTAGAGAGTTACCCTCAATTTGTTTATGTAGATGCGTGGTTTGAGGGGGATACAGATAGTGTTTGGAAGCCAAAACTAAATTTAACAATAGCAGAAAATGAGATAGATAATTATATAGATGAAGCTGGTAAAAAACACCATGTAATAAAAATAGCGCAAGTATTAGAAAGTGGTCGCGTTATGGATTTAAGAAAACTAGGATTGCAGGCATCTAAAAATTATGTTTCAAGTGTTGCGGGAAGAGAATGGGAAAAAGGAGGAAGCATAATCAGCAGCAAGGAGGTCGTGGTTTTTGGGCATAAAAAGTGGTTTGCACCATTTGCAGAAAATGCCGATGGGAAAAAAGTTGTTATGGGGGAATGCCCGCAAGGAGATGGGAATTTTTATTTATTCAATGAAGCAGCCGTGTATGAAATGGAGATTACAGTAGGGGATGGGGGGCAGTTTAGCTATTTATCAGATGCCATACAATATGCGATTTTATTTAAACCAGCCGGCAAAGAGCCTCAAGTTTCAATATTGTTAAAAAGTGGTTTTTTGATTTCTGAGCAGATTGATTTCAAGAATGTTGATTTATCATTCATTACAATATTATCAGAGGATCAAGAGGTTTTAATAAAAAGAGATGCGCTTGTAGTAAAGGTTGGCCGATGGTTTTCAGCATTTCGCTTTGAGAACTCTAAAGCGCCGAATATTAATACGTTGTTTGATATGGATAAAAAAGGCTCTGCAATAGAAAAAACATCATTGTATTTAATAAATTCATCAATGAAGGTAGAGCCAGGTAAAGGATTTAAAAACTCAGGGGCGCGGAATGTAGACTTAACACAAAATTCAAGTTTAGTCTGTCCATTTGGGGTGTTTACAGGTGCAGGCACAGTTGGAATACGACCATCATCAGGCTCTAGGATTTTTGGACAATACGCAGACGTGTCTTATAGTGAATATGGGTTATCTGCAGGATCGGCTGCAGTTGTCAGCGCCGCAAACTTAAAAGCAAACGGATGCCTGAAAGGTGCTGTTATAGCGCAGGGCGGGGTTACAATGGAGCTTCAGGGATCTGAGTTAAATGATTGCGGTGGAGATGCGTTGACTGCAATATATCAAGCGCAAATAAATGCAAGACAAGTAAAAATAAACAACCCAAAGGGAAATGGAATACTTGCAAGAAATGGTGCAAATATACAGGCTAGCGAAGCGTTAATAACGCAGGCTCTTGAGTACGGGATTCTTGCAGAGGGAGGAGCAGAGGTTTCATGTGAATCGGCTACGGTTACTGGTTCTAAAATAAATGTTTTTGCACGTCGAGGGGGTAAAGTTAGCGGATCATTAGGTATTTACACAGGAGGTATCATTCACGGGCTTTATGCAACAGAGGGCGGGAGTATTAATGCAACCGTTAGTAAGTATCAAAAAGGAAATTTGCCGAACAACTCAGACTTAACAGTTGCTAAAGGTGGAAGAATTAACGTTAACGAAAGAATAGATGGCGGTTTATCTAAAACACCGAATATATTAGATAAAGATGGTTTAATTGAAACATCGGATATTGTAATTAATAGCGGCATAGTAAAAATGCCAAAAGCAAGCAGTGAAGTAACTATAAATCATGGTTTAACAGTAACGCCAACAATAGATGAGATAAATGTTAATCAAAATAGCTCTCTTGGCAGCGCTAATCAGTTTTGGGTTTCTGAAGTAAGCGATTCGTCTTTTAAAATAACAGTTGACAATGCCCCTTCAGTGTTAGATGTAGACTTCTCATGGTCTGCAAAAAAAACAAAATGAAACCTTGCTAGGAACTTAAATGCTTACTCTTAACTCGCTATCAATCACCCTTAAATCACTTCGCATTACGGCAAGCCAAGAGCTTGCCAGCGAAGACGCCAGCGGCCAATCATCAAGTACTGACCAAGCCGAAACGGGCATTAAAGCTAAAACGCTGGCAGTGGGTGGTTTTTTACCATTCACTCAAGCTGAGCACTTAGCACAATTATTTGCTATGGCCGAAGCCACCGAAAGTGGTGCACGGGTTATTTATCGCATAAGTAACAACACGGCCAGCGCACTGGGTGTTAAGCAAGTGCGCTTTAGCAGCAAAATTGAAGCGGTAGAGCAGCAAACTACCCGCCAATGGTCTGTTAGTTTTACCCTTAGCGAATGCCGTTCTGTGCCTGAAAAAGTTGAAGAGCGCACACCACAAGCCGAAGCTAACCAGCAGGGCGGTAAAAGCAACGTGCAATATGCAAATATTGGTGATCATCTACAAAAAAACTTTGAATCGTTGAGAACCGTGTAATGGCTACCGCAAACGCTCGTTTTATTGCCCGCGCTTATATCAACGATTCAAAAGTTGATATGAAAGACCACTGGATAGTGCTGCAAGCATCAACGCCAGGTAACTGCCAAATAACAGTTAACCAAAACGTTGCTAAGTTAGCACCGGTTGCGGTTGATCTTGGTTGGGGCAATATGGTCGACCGCGTATTTAACGGCTATGTTGAACGTGTAATGCCAGCCGTAAACGGCTGGTATACGCTATTTTGCCGTGAGTGGTCGGCATCACTCGCTTATAATTTAACAGTAATGCTGCGTCATCCAACCATGCGCCAAGTGCTTGACGAAATCACAGCACAAACGGGCGTTGAATTTGTAATACCCGATAAAACTTACGCCAATACATCAATACCTTGCTTTTACTCTGATAGCTCAGGCTATGCCATGCTAAACAACATCGGCCGTGCATTTCGCATTGCCGATTTTGTATGGTATCAACAAGGCAACGGTAAAGTTTATGTGGGCAGCTATGTCGATTCGTTTTGGTCCGATAAACCCGTATCAATAGCTAACGAACTCATGACCGATCATCAAGCAGGTAAAACCGCAAAAATGGCAGCAGCCCCAATGATACGCCCAAACGTTATAGCCAACGGCGAGCGTATAACCGCTGTTGAGTTTCAAGGCACAAACATGAAGATAAGTTGGTAACGATGGAAAAAGCAATATTAAGAATTGTGCGCCGGTTGTTTCCAGAACTAACCGGCCAATTACATTTGCCCCGTTGGGGCAGAGTAGTTGCATTGCCCGAACTGCCGACCGATGATGGCGAACGCGGCAGCGATGCATTTTACCCACGCTATGCTGTAAACGTGCAACTCATTGACGAAAACGGCACAGACACTAAATCAAAACCACTTCAAGCCGTGCCGTTACCATTGCCAGGCGCGGGCGATAAAGCAGGCCGACTAGAACCGCCGGCTATTAATTCAATTGTAGAAATTGGCTTTGCCTATGGCCGAGCCGATAAACCATTCATTAGAACAGTTCTACCCTTTGGTTGGGACCTGCCCGCAATCAAAGAAGGTGAAACCCGCACCCAAGTGCGCGAAGGTGTATACCAACACATAGACGAACACGGCAACTTTGAAAACAAAACCGACGAGTCATTAAAAGACATCATCGGCAAATTAGCCGACCTACAATGTGAAACCCGCAAAGTAATAGCAACCAAAGAGCAAGACCACCGCAGCCCTAAAACATGGATAGGCAGCGAAGGCGAAAACGTACTCAAGTTACTATCAGAACTAATGGCAACAGTAAAAGATATAGCAACAGAATGCGCAACACATAAACACAGCCCAACAATGGCACCACCAACAACAGCTGCAGTGTTTACAAGTAAAGCTGATGAAGCAAGCGCCCAAAAATCTAGGCTCGACCCAATAACAAAGTAACACACAAGCCCCACAATCAAACCCAGCCAAGCGCTGGGTTTTTTATTGCCTGCCACTCACTGCAGCTAAGATAACCACGCCAATACAAGCAAGTTAAGTTTCAGCCACATAAACCAACCCCACACAGAATGTAAGTGACGGAATCCGCACTCTTCCTCACCCTCCTGCGCGCTCTTTATCGTTATTTTTTTACAGTTTTAAAGTACTTCATTTAAAGCGCCAGCCAGCGCCCTATATAAGCTTCTTAGCGGATCAAGGATCTGAAAAGATCGTGATTAATTTCACTGTTTTACAGTTTAAGCCGCTGTAATTTATAAGAAATAAAACAAAATAGAATTGCTAAACAATAACTTAGCTCGTTTACGTGACGTTTTAAAGATCAAAGGAGTTTTCACGCCTTGTTAAAAAGCATTAAAAAACAGCAGCTTAAGCAAAAGTAAAACTGAAATTAAAAAACGGTAATTTTAAAGAGGAATTAAAAAAGTCAGAGGTGAAGTAAGCAAAGCGATTATGAAACCAGTGGAAAAATGAGTGTGTATAAAAGTGTGTATAAATTATTTTTTTGAGTATTTTAAGGCTTTATAAAACAGTTGATTAGCTAAGTTTGATTATAGTCGTGCCAATAGATTGTTGCTTGATTTTGCTCTTGATATGCCATGCGTAAAACCTTGAGTAGTTAACTTTAAAGCGCAAAAAATAGCGCCAAGTTACTAAAATTATGAATTATTTAGATTATGGCATATGGGCGGGGGAGTTTATAGTTTTGGGTGAAAAATGATGTGCTTGCTTTTTAAGCATAAGTGAAGCAAAAAGTAAGTAGAGGGGCTACGACAACTAGATAAATTATATGAGAGTAAATTA